CACGAACGATGTGTTGACGATGGTGAAATACAAACCGTCGCATAAAGTCCAGCATGGTCAAGCAAAGTGCTGGTGCCAGCAAAACTCTGATACGGCTCCGTTGTTGTTCAACATGAACCGCATCAACGTTAATTCTCCCCTTCTGATCTGTGAGGGCGAGCCGGATTGCCTTAGTGCGATTGAGGCAGGATTCAAAAATGCTGTTTCCGTTCCTCTGGGCAGTTCAAATCTCCACTGGATCGACGAAAATCTGGAATGGCTCGATCAGTTTGAGAGCATTATCATTTGCGCCGACAACGATGACGCCGGCGTGAAAATGCAGAAAGAGTGCGTTCCCCGGCTGGGTAGCTGGCGAACAAAGGTCGTAGACATCCCAGCAATCCCCATTGGAAATACCGGACGGGTAACAAAAGACCTGAATGAGATCCTTTACGTTTGCGGCAAAGACAAAGTGTTGGAGCTGATCTTGGACGCTAAGGACTCCCCTGTTCCTTCCGTAGCCGACCTTTCTGATGTCGAGCCGACCGAGTATGAGGATGTTGACGGTGTGACTACCGGGCTGAAGGCCATTGATGATGAGCTGATGCGGCTCTTTTTCGGAACGCTTACTATTGTGAGTGGTCAGCCCGGATCTGGTAAGAGTAGTCTTCTTACTCAGCTCGCGTGCAATTCTCTCGATAATGACATCGGTACGTGGCTTTTCAGCGGCGAACTTCCCAACGGTGTAGAAAAGTCCTGGTTCAACTACATTTTCGCCGGCCCCCGCAATATCACAGATGCTATCTCTCGTCGGGGCAATCCTTACAAGAAGATTTCCACGACGACGCTTGCCGAGATCAACAAGACCTATAAAGGGCGTTGGCATATCTATCGTGATGACTACGACAACACACTGGATAAGCTCATCGCCTCTATGACTGATACCGTTCGGAAGTATGGTGCCCGTTGCCTGATCCTCGACAATTTCATGTGTATTGACACTGAAACCAGCGAAGAGGAACTGCGCTCTCAGACAGATACGATTAAAAAGCTCATTGAGTTTGCTAAGAAGTATCAAGTGGCTGTAATCCTTGTTTGCCACCCTCGAAAGATGGACGCCGGAACCAATGTAGGCATCTATGATATCGCTGGTACCAGCAACATCGTGAACCTGGCACATCGGACTATTGGCCTGCGGCGAGTAACGGACGCAGAACGTGAGAATGCTGCGAAGTATTCTGAGAAGCGTCGCCAGTTGCTCAAGTACGATGTGATCGTAACTATCGTCAAAGACCGTATGTTTGGCCGGCAGAATATCGACGTTGGCCTCTATTACGATTCTGCTTCCCGCCGTTTCTTCAGCGATATGGACGAGTATGACCGTCGTTTTTCTTGGGATAAGAAGGAGTACAAAGAGCCTCTGCCTCTTCCTCCTCAGCTGCTTGCTGAAGAGCGTGCCTCCGAAGACGAAGCATTTGGAGCGGTGAACGACAGAGAGGACTAACTATGGTGGATTTTGGAGTATGTGACTGTGGCGGTAGCCTTATCCCTGTTTGGTTCACAGAAGAAGAGACGAAGGTTGCCAACGGCACTATGTATAAGACAGGCCGAGTTCGTAGTCGGAGGTGATTTTATTGAGCGGTAACTATACGGCATACCATGTCCATACTGAATTGTCGCTGTTAGACAGCGCGACGAAGTTTGAGGACTATATCGCTAAGGCTGTCGAGTTGGGGCAGACTGCCATTGCTTTTACGGAGCATGGTAACATCTATCAGTGGGTCGCCAAAAAGATGGCCTGTGATAAGGCCGGATTGAAATATCTGCATGGCTGTGAAGTCTATTTGACTGAAAAGCTATTGCTTACCGATCCACGCACCGGAGAGCAGAATAAGGTACGCGATAACTACCACACCATCCTGATTGCCAAGAACTACGCTGGTCTTCAGGAGATGAACGAGCTAATCAGCCGATCGAATCAGGGCGACCACTTTTACTACAAACCCCGTATCACGTTTGATGAGTTCCTTGGTATTTCCAGTAACGTCATCAAGATCAGTGCCTGCCTTGCTTCCCCGTTAAATCGCATGAGCATTACTCATCCTATGTATGAGCGACTGCTGAAGCACTACGACTATCTGGAAATCCAAGCGCACGACCACCCAGAGCAGGTTGCCTACAATCGCCACCTGGCGGAAATGTCTCAGAAATACGGCATCCCGCTCATTGCAGGCACCGATACCCATAGCCTCAACAAATACAAGGCTGAGTGCCGAACGATCTTGCAGTTGAGTAAACACATCGAGTTTGCCGACGAAGATACGTTTGACCTTACCTATAAATCCTATGACGAGTTAGTAGCAATGTTCGCAACGCAGGACGCCTTACCGGAAGCGATGTATTTGGAGGCCATTGAGAACACCAACCGTATGGCCGACTCTGTAGAGCCGTTTGAGCTGGATATCTCGTTCAAGTATCCCATTCTCTATGGTGAACGCGATCGAGAGGTGCTTCATCAAGTTCTTGATGATAACCTACAAGCAAAGATCAAAGAGGGTGCTATCACTCCAGAGCAGATCGAGCCGTTCAAAGCGGCCATTGCTGAGGAATGCCGGGTCTTTGACAAAATTGAGATGTCCGGCTTCATGCTTTTCATGAGTGAATTGGTGACATGGTGTAAATCTCATGGTATCCCCATTGGTTTCAATCGTGGTTCCTGTGGTGGATCTCGTGTAGCTTATGTCACCAATACAACAGACCTCAATCCTGAGACATGGCATACAGTGTTCAGCCGCTTCTGTAACGAAGATCGTAAGGAGATTGGCGATATTGATATCGACGTGTCACCCTCCCAGCGCGATCTGGTTTATGACTACATCATCAACCGTTTTGGTCAGGAAAAGACCGCATTTATTCTGGCAATCGGCACTATCAAATCCAAAGGCTGTATTGATGAGATCTGCCGTGCTTTGGCACTGCGTTGGAATCGTGAACACCAACGGGACGAGAAAGAGTTCCGTAGAGTGATGGCACAGCTCAAAGATGAGAACGTGAAGATCGTTTTTGGAGATGCGCGAGACGGATTTAGCCTGTATTTCTTTGATGAGGCTGGCAATCTTCTTTTGCCCAGCCGCATGAAGGACATCCCCCGTGCCGAGCTGATCAAGCAGTTTTCCAAAGAGTACACAAAACTCAAAGAGGAAAACGAAAGGATCTTTGCTAAGAACCCCTGGGCTGGTAAGGCAAGTGCCAATATCAAAAAGGAGTTTGAGGCAGACGAGGCAGCGGCTCGGGAAAAGTATCCCGAAGTATTCTACTACTACGACGGGCTTCTTGACGTGGCGATCTCTCAGTCTATGCACCCTGCCGGTATTGTGGCAAGCCCTATTACCCTCCGAGATAACTACGGTACGTTCATCTCTGACGGTAAGGAAATCCTGCAGATTGACATGGAGTGTGTGCATGAGGTCAGTTTGGTCAAGTATGACATTCTCGGATTGAAAAACATCGAGATTATCAAAGACGCTTATGAGCTGCTGGGTAAGCCCTACCCGAAGTCTCACGAAATCAACTGGAACGATGAGGCTGTCTGGAAGGATATGCTGAGATCTCCCATTGGTATCTTCCAGTTTGAAGGAGAGTTCGCGTTCCAGATGCTTAGGCAGTACGAGCCGCACAGCATTTTCGACATGAGCCTTGTTACAGCGGCGCTTCGTCCTTCGGGCGCGTCGTACCGCGACGACCTTATGCAGCACAAGCCTCACAAGAACCCCTCTCCGATCATCGACGAACTTTTGGCAGATAACAATGGCTATCTTATTTACCAAGAGGACGTTATCAAGTTCCTACAGCAAATCTGCGGCTTCTCTGGGTCAGATGCAGATAACACTCGCCGCGCTATCGGACGAAAAGACGAAGAACGGTTGAAAAAAGCTCTTCCACAAATTCTTGAGGGATATTGTGAAAAGTCACCGCAGTCCCGTGAAGTTGCAGAGCAGGAGGCAAAGGAGTTCTTGCAGATCATCCAAGACGCTTCCAGCTATATGTTTGGTTATAACCATTCAGTCGGGTACTGCATGATTGGCTATCTGTGCGCTTATCTGCGGTACTACCATCCGTATGAGTTCATCACAGCCTACCTTAACAATGCCAACGGCGAGGAGGATGTGAAGAACGGGAACGAGCTGGCAACGCTTTACGGTATCAGAATTGTCCCGCCG